AATAGGTGACCAAAAGGTTCAACTTGTAACACGTAGCGCACCTGCCGCTTTTATACCCGGAACACAAACACCAATACAATGCTTCTACAATGAACAGTTGGAGTTTGTTGCACCAGGCAGCCGCGCCTTATACTACGCAAATACGATTGATATTTGCCTTGTTGATGAAGTAAACAATACATCAACACCTCCAACCGCTATACCCGTTTTAAATCATTATAGCAATACCTATCCAACTGTAGATGATTACGATTTAAACTGGGCACCTGAAGTGCCACCGCACGTTGTAACTGTATCAGGGAACCCATACAATAATTTATTCAACCTGTATTGGCGCAATTTCATGAATGAGTTGTATTCTCCTGAAGGTAGAATAATGGAAGCATTCTTTGCGCTTGATTTGAAGGATATACTTACATTCTCTTTTGCAGATAAGATATGGATTCAGGACAGCTATTGGAGAATACTTGAAATCAGTGACTACAAAGTAGGTTACAATGAAAGCACAAAGGTTAAGCTTATTAAGTTTCTTGATCAAATAAGTGACTGCGCTTCTACGCCTGTTGGAACAACCGTAAATGGTGAAGTCAATTTTGAGAATAGCGAAGGTGATGCTGTAGAACCAACTGAAGATTGCTGTTCACGTTATGGATATTTTTGGGATGAAGTGAATGGTGTATGCTGGGCATCAAACAATGGTGGTCAGTTCCGCAATTCGATTGTAACAGTAAACAACATTGTGCCTACAGGCAATGATAGTTTGTATAGTTTATTTGCTTCACAAACCAAATCAGTAGTAGAAGGTGAAAATATCAATGTAATCGGAAGCAATCCAATTTGACACTAACTAAATCTGTTGATGGTAGCAATCTTTTAGGCAAAAATGCCATAAGCAATTTACCCGGTTTGCATGTTGGTGGTGGTTATCGTTTAGGCAATCCATCCAACACAGAATCAGGATGGGCGCAATCAGGGATTACGCAATTCCATGTCAAAGATAGTTTTGCCACAGCAGGTGCTACAAAACAGTTGTTTATTGAAGGAGTGTCAGGTGAACACTTAGAGATTCCCGATAGCACTACTATGAGTTGCATGCTTAACTTGACTATTCAAGACGAAATGCAAACTGATATTGATGTGGCAATACTTTCTTTTGGTTTGACCAAAGTAGGTGGTATTGCATATGCCACACCTGTAACCGTAATAACCAATGATACGTTTGGCACAGGTTATACATACACAATAACTATCGATACTACTACCAATACAGACCAGCATCGTTTTATATTGACTATAAATGCTGCGCCTTCGTTTCCGATTACGTTAATAGCTACGGCATCATTACACTACCAACAAAATAAACTCACATAATGGATTCAATCAAAAACTCAATGCGCTACATCCAGTTAGGCATCGCAACAAAGAAGGAACACAACTATTCACTTCGCAAGTGGCAGCGTGTTCTATGGTTTGTCACGCTGTATGCATGGCGCACTATCTTGTTTTTCGGACTAATCTATTTACTATCTAAACTTATTTACTAATGGCTGAACCTATTGTACGGACCTTTGAGATTGACACCACCAAAAGTGAGCAGAACCTAAAGAGCTTAGGCAATGCTTTTGACAGCGCGGATAATTCAGGTAAATCACTCAGGGCGCAGCTGCGTGAATTACAAGAACAATTAGCTAATACTGATCCACAAACGGAAAAGTACCGCGAACTTTCAAAGGCAGCAGGTGAATTAAAGGACAAGGTAAAAGATGCAGCTGAAGCTGTAGGTACACAAGCGGGTGGTGCATTCGAAAAGGTTAGTGGTTCTTTAGGACTTGTTACATCACGCATTGCGAATCTTGACTTCGAAGGTGCGGCTGAAGGTGCAAAGCTACTTGCACAAAATATCACAGAAATTAAGCCGGGTGATATTGCCAAAGGTATTCAGGGAATAGGTAGTGCATTCGCATCAGTCGGTAAAGCATTATTGACCAATCCGATATTTTTGATTGGTGCTGCCATTGCTGGTGCTATTGTTTACGCTGAAGAATTGCTTTCGCTGATTGACGGTGTTACAGATGCAGAACAAGAAGCATTAAACATTCAAAAGGAACGAGCAGCCACAGCCAAAGAACAGTTTGATTTGATTGGTCAAACTGAAGAAACTTTAAAGCGGCAGGGCTTAACTGAAAAGCAGATTACTGATTTAAAACTTCAGCAATTAAACAGCGCGATACTTGAACAGCAGGTTGTACTACAAACAACAAAGGAACAAGCAGCTGCACAGATAGCAGCGGCTGAACGAAACGCAAAGTATCTACAAACATTCCTTGACTTTGTTACGTTTCCACAGCGCAAACTTGCAGAGTTTTTTCAAGGTTTCGTAAATGGTGCAATCGATATCCTTAACAAGTTAGGTTTACAAGTTGAAAAAGTCAATCTTACACAGGTATTTGACGATGTAAACAACTTCATTGTAAAAAGCATTTTTGATCCTGAAGAAGAACGCAAGAATCAAGAAAAGATTGTTGCAGATGCAGAAAAGAATTTGACGTTATTGATTAACCAGCGCGATGGTATTCTAAACGCGCAGGATGCAAAAGAAAAAGGAAGACAAAAAGAATCTACTAAAACAGTTGCTAATGAAGAAAAGGCGAAGACTGATGTTATAACTGAAGAACTTAAAAAGCGCGAACAAGCATATCAAACGTACTACGACAAACTTGCGGCTTTACAAGATGCACAATTTCAAGCAACACTAACAGCCCAAGAAAAAGAAGAGCTTGCAATCATTCAAAAATATGAAGATTTGTTCGCTGCTGCAGATGCAGCTGGTATTGCTACAATCGATTTGCAAAAACAGTTGGCGGATGAACTTTTAAATATACAAAAGCAAAGTGCAAGTGAAGGTGTTGCTATAGTTCAAGAAACTCAAACTGAAGAAGTCGAAATAAAAAAGAACTCATTTCAACAAGGCATCAAATTAGCGCAAAGTGCTATTCAGATATTACAAGCGTTTAGTGATGCCTCAACTAAAAATGGTGAACGTGATGCCAAAAGAAAATTCAAAACTAATAAGGCACTGGCGATTGGTGCTGCCACACTTCAAACAGCTTCAGCTGTAACAGGTGCATTGACGGCAGGTGGTAACCCAATTAAGCTTGCAACAGGTGCGCAATTCGTAGAAGCCGGTATTGCTGCAGCATTAGGTTTAGCACAAATTATAAAAATTAAAAATACCGAATACAATAGTGGCGGTGGTGGTGGAAATGATTCAAGTCCTGCTGTTCCATCTACACCATCTGCAACAGATACGGCATCAAGTGTTGCGCAATTCAACCCACTTGCTGCGCAGTTTGTAACCAATAGACCTGACCAATACTTACCACGTGCGTATGTGTTAGCAGGTGATGTAGCAAGCCAACAAGAAATTCGCGAGAACGTAGAAGACCTTTCACGTATTGGATAACTAAATTAAATTTGCAAAATGGATAAGAGAAAAATCGTTAAGTGTGTAATCGACGAAGAAGGTCGTTTGGGAATAACCGCAATGGGGCTTGTTGATAGTCCAGCTATCGAAGAAAATTGGATTGCATTAAGCAAGATGCAGCTTGCCAAAGTAGATGATGAACGCAGAATGCTATACGGTCCTGCATTGATACCGGATAAGCAGATACTTCGTTATGACGATAAAGGCGAACCATACTATGTGTACTTTGAAAAGGCAACAGTGAGCGCAATCGCGCATCAGTTCTTTAAGAAGAATCTGCAGCACAATACCAATCTGCAGCACGAAATACCAGTTACAGGCGTAACAGTGGTAGAATCATGGATAAAAGAAGGCAAGCAAGATAAGTCGCTTCAACTTGGTTTGCCTGAACTACCTGATGGCACATGGTTTATCGGGACAAAGGTTGATGAAGATCATGTATGGAATGATGTGAAGGAAGGAAAGGTGCGTGGTTACAGCATCGAAGGTTTCTTCAATGAAGTCGGTGTTGCCATGAGTGGAGTGAAGAACTACGAAGCCGAATTAGTGCTTGAATTAGAAAATATCATTAGCGGTTTGGTGAAGTAAAATTTTGTTTATCTTCGCCATGTTATCGTGATAAAATTGGTTTTAGGTTTTAACATTAAAAAGAAAGGGGCAAACGAGCCCCTTCTTTTTTACAATCTAAACTAATCTACTACAGCATACATGCGCGGCTGTATTCTGCCATTGACATCTTAGATGCTTTGGCATTTTTAACCACAGCTTTGTATTGCTTATCGGTTAATCTCACTGAAATCTTCTTCGTAAACGTTTCTGCTGGCTTTTTCATAATAGGTGTATTTATTTATACGGCTAAGGTAAGAAGGATTTGGCATGTAACAAAATCGCGTTTTTGCTACTATACCCAAATATAAATCGATGTCAAACATAAAAGAACAAATCAAATCCGTATTCTCTAAGTACGGCATTGATCCTTCAAGCGTTGGTATCAAGTTCGAAGAAGAAGCTGCTGCAACGGAATTAAAGTTTGCTGTAGAAGGTACTTTGAATGATGGTACTAAAATCTATTCAACCGCTGATGAGTGGGTAGTAGGTGTGGATATCTACACGCAAGATGCTGAAGGAAACCCAGTGCCTGTACCTGCTGGCGAATACATCCTTGAAGACGGCGTGACTAAAGTAGTCGTAGGCGAAGATGGTCTAATTGCCGAAATCGAACGCGAAGAACAATCAACTGAAATGAGCAGCGAAGACCTCGTTGCTGTAATCAGTTCATTGTCGGAGCGCATTGCTGCACTTGAAACTGAAAAGACTGAACTAAGCGCAGCCGTTGAATCTGCAAAGAATGAAGTTGAAACAGTTAAAGCTGAACTTGCTTCGGTTAAGAAAGCACCTGCTGTGCCTTCAGTTAAATCACAAGAATTTAAAAAGAATGTTGCACCGGTTGTTGCATCGAATGGTAATTCATTCAGCGACTTCATGGAAAGCATTCGCTCAAAAAAGTAAAATAATTCACCTCATAAATTTTAATTAAAGATGCCAACAACAACTTCACTCACCACCACCTCTGCAGGTGAATTAGCTGGTGAAATCGTAGCAAAAGCTTTGTTGTCTAACGTATCTGCTGGATATGTTACAATGAAGCCAAACGTACCTTACAAATCAGTAGTACGTAAAATTGATGACACCGTATCATTTGCGGCTGGAACATGTGACTTTACCCCAACAGGTACTATCACTTTGACCGAGCGCATTTTGACTTTGGAAGAATTCCAAGTTCA